CAGGTTGGAAAGACAGCTGACTTCCAGACTGCCTATCAAATGGTAGGTACATTATCACAACGTCTTAGTGAAGCATTCCTTATTCTTAATGTTCGTCAGTCTGAAAGGACTACAGCAGAAGAAGTAAGGATGACACAGATGGAACTAGAGCAACAACTTGGTGGACTATTTAGTTTACTTACTGTTGAGTTCTTAGTACCATATCTAAATCGTAAACTAAACGTTGCACAGAAAACTGGAGAGATCCCACGCTTACCTAAAGGTGGTATTGTTAAACCAACTATTGTTGCTGGTATCAATGCACTTGGTCGTGGTCAGGATCGTGAAAGTCTTGGTCAATTCCTACAAGTTATTGCTCAGACAATGGGTCCAGAAGCTATTCAACAGTTTATTAATCCAGAAGAAGTTGTCAAACGTTTGGCAGCAGCATCTGGTATCGACGTACTCAACCTTGTGAAGAGTATGGAAGAGATACAAGGTGAACAACAGGAAGCAATGCAACAACAGCAGGCTATGGCTGCACAACAACAAGCACCACAGATGGCAGCTGTTGAACAAAAGCGTGAGCAAGCTGAAATGCAAGCTATGCAACAACAAGAACAACAACCACCACAAATCTAATGAGTGAAACACTAACATCAACTGATGCACCAGCTGATCAGCCAGAACTAAATGCTGATGAGCAAGAGTCTCTAGCTATTGCTGAGGCTAATGAAGGGGAACAACAGCAGTTGCTAGCAGGTAAGTTTGATAGCCCACAGTCTCTTGAGCAAGCTTACCTAGAACTACAAAAGAAACTTGGCGAGTCACGTGAGGAAGAACCTGAAGCTGATGAACCAGAAGAACAAGAATCAGAAGATGATGACGATGATGACGACGATGATGAATCCCCTGGTGGACAACTAACTGAAGCACAGGCAGACCAACTATATAAAATGGTTGGTGGTGAGAAAGCCTACGACTCCATGATGGAATGGGCAGGACAAAATCTTTCAAACGAAGAGATTGAAATGTATGATTCTGTTATGGGAGCTGGTAGTGCTAACTCTATCTACTTTGCTGTTCAGGCATTGTCTAATAAGTATTCAGATGCTGTAGGTTCCGAAGGTCAACTTCTTACAGGACGTGGAGCAGCAGAATCTAATGCTGTATTCCGTAGTCAATCAGAACTTGTACAAGCTATGAATGATCCACGTTATGATAATGATCCTGCATATCGCTCTGACGTTATGACTAAACTTGAAAACTCTGACCTTGGTTTCTAATGATTGACTGCCCACAATGTACTGTACAAGAGCAGTACGTTCTAGAACAACTACAGACTTCTGCGGGTGTAACAGATCGAACTGCACTTGCTGTTATTATGGGTAACATCTATCAGGAGTCAACCTTTAAACCTAACGTCTGTGAAGGCGGTTCTATCATCCCTTATGATAGGTGTCTTAATGGTGGTTATGGTTTAATTCAATGGACATCTAAACATCGTTATGATGGACTAGGTACTTTCTGTACTAAACGGAAAGATGATCCTAGTTCCATAGAATGTCAAACAGCTTACATGATACATGAGCTAAGATTTAGGGATGACCTTAGCTCATTTCTGACTAACCATCAGACAGTCCCTTACTATATGAATGCTGCTTATTACTGGTTAGGGTGGGGCATTCATGGTAATCGCACAAAACACACTTATTCTTTTTTAAATAAACTCAAATGAAAATTCTTGCTATCCTTCCTGCAGCCGTCTTTGCTGCTGCACCCGCTGCTTTTGCAGGTCCATATGTAAATGTCGAAGCAAACTCTGGCTATGCTGGTAATGATTATGCCGGTACTGTTATTGATAATCATGTTGGTTACGAAGGTAACAACTGGTATATCCAAGCTGGTCCTGCCATCGTTCTTAGTGATGGTGCAGAATCTGAGCTGGAACTCTCTGGTAAGATTGGAGGTACCACGTCTCTTAGCGAGCGCCTAGCTCTTTATGGAGAGGTCTCCTTCATGACTGGTGATATTAATACTTCCTATGGAACCAAAGCTGGTCTGAAGTATTCATTCTGATGAACGATACACAGATCTGGCCCACCGAACCACGCATGTACATGGAAGAAGTAACTGTGAATCACAACGAAAAAGCTGAGAAGCTGAATGGTCGTCTAGCAATGCTAGGTGTCATTGCAGCACTAGGTGCTTATGCACTAACTGGTCAACTTATCCCTGGAGTCTGGTAATGCCACAAGGTAAAGGAACGTACGGTACTAAGAAAGGTCGTCCACCTAAGAAAAAAATGTGTAGCTAATGGCTAAGAATGTCAGCCTCAAGATCGGCAAGCACAAGTCCCGTTCAGGTGGGCTGACAAAAGCTGGCCGTGAAAAATACAATAGAGAAACTGGTTCTAATTTAAAAGCACCACAGCCTGGTGGAGGAAAACGTAAGAAGTCTTTCTGTGCTAGGATGCGTGGTGTTAAAGGACCAATGAAAAAACCTAACGGCAAACCAACCCGCAAAGCATTAGCACTACGCAAATGGAAATGCGGTAACAGTAAAAGCAAACGTAAAAGGAAAAAGTAATGGCTAAACCTGGACTTTACGCAAACATCCACGCCAAGCGGAAACGCATCAAAGAAGGTAGTGGAGAAACAATGCGGAAAGCTGGTATCAAAGGTGCTCCTACTGCTGCTAACTTCAAACGCTCAGCTAAAACTGCTAAGAAAAAATAGCTAAATAGAATAAGGGAGGTGCAATTCCTCCCCTAGCTCTAGACAGCCAAGTCTTTAAACTGGTCTTACTTAATTTTACTTACCCAACCATGAACTATTACTTAAATGACTGCTGTACTTTCAAGACCACAAAAACTAAATAACTGGGAAGCCTTTTGTAACTGGGTTACCTCTACTAACAACCGTTTGTATGTCGGTTGGTTTGGAATCCTGATGATTCCTACGCTGCTTGCAGCTACTACTTGTTTTATTATTGCCTTTGTTGGCGCACCCCCTGTAGACATCGATGGAATTAGAGAACCAGTTGCAGGCTCCCTCCTGTACGGAAACAACATCATCAGTGGGGCCGTCGTCCCCTCTTCCAACGCAATCGGATTGCATTTCTACCCAATTTGGGAAGCTGCTTCGCTTGACGAATGGCTCTACAACGGTGGCCCGTTCCAACTGGTCGTCTTCCACTTCCTCATTGGCATCTATTCTTACATGGGACGCGAATGGGAACTTAGCTATCGATTAGGGATGAGGCCCTGGATCTTTGTCGCATACTCCGCACCAGTGGCTGCAGCATCTGCAGTCTTCCTTGTCTATCCATTTGGACAAGGTTCTTTTTCAGATGCAATGCCTCTCGGGATTTCCGGCACGTTTAATTACATGCTCGTCTTCCAAGCGGAGCATAATATTCTTATGCATCCATTTCACATGCTTGGTGTTGCCGGCGTATTTGGTGGGTCTTTGTTCTCTGCTATGCACGGTAGCCTTGTCACGTCTTCGCTTGTTCGTGAAACGACTGAGCAAGTTAGTCAGAACCAAGGTTATAAGTTTGGACAAGAAGAAGAAACGTATAACATCGTAGCTGCACATGGTTACTTTGGTCGCTTGATCTTTCAATATGCATCATTTAATAACTCACGTAGCCTCCACTTTTTCTTGGCTGCATGGCCTGTTGTTGGCATTTGGTTTACTAGCCTGGGTGTTAGCACTATGGCTTTCAACCTTAACGGCTTCAACTTTAATCAATCCATTGTCGATAACGGGAACCGTATTGTCCCTACTTGGGCTGATATTCTTAACCGTGCGGGACTTGGAATGGAAGTAATGCATGAGCGTAATGCTCATAACTTCCCACTTGATCTAGCAGCAGCGTCTACCACACAGGTAGCACTGACTGCACCTACTATTGGATAATTATGCCTAACAAAAACAAATCTGATCAAGCAATTAACTTTCTACGAGGTTGGCTTGGTGATGAAAAAAGAGGAAAAGCACCAGTAGCTACATTTGTAAGAGCGTCTACTCAACGCCAGAAAGATCTCGATAAAGCACGAGGTAAAGCACGAGGTAAATAATGTACTTACGTTCATCCGTTAGGACGCATGCCACCTGATCATGGAACGGGGGTCAGGTATTTGAGGAATTAACAATGACTGTTACTCTCACGTATCGTGGCAACAAGTACAACAAAACTGTAAATAAGAAATAGGCTTACAGAGGGGTTCGAGTCCCCTCTTTACTATTGGCATTGGCCCGTACGCGGATACCCTTTGCCGTCTAGACGGTGGGACAGACCACACATATACAACTAAATAACTCTGAACGTTCAGAGAGTCGAAAATAACTCTCTTTAAAAAAATGGCTTTTCAATCTACTGTAAATCCTGCTCAGCTTACTCAGCTGGGTCAGGCTAATCTAGCTGGCGACAAACGCGCACTGTACCTTAAGTTGTTCAGTGGCGAGATGTTCAAAGGCTTCCAGAATAACACAATC